CCGAAGGATGACAGCCTTTAAACTTCCCCCACCAACGAAACTTAATTAAGCGTTGTCCGCTGTGAGGTAACCCTGACGTGAACGGTTGCTGCAGGTCAACTGACCATAGGCCAACACGAGGGCGTAACGGGCGTCAACGCCAGCTACTGTGCCGTTCATGAAGTCTGTGGTGGTGTACCAGTAACCATTCATACCGGTGAGCTTGAGGTACTTCGTGTTAAGGAAGTACATTGGCGCGTCGGTGTCGTCACTTGTAAGTTCAAGGTCAAACACAACTGGTGTCTGCTTGAACATAAGGTTGGTGAAGCCAGCATTTGCCTTAGCAACGTCCTGGTAACGAACGTTGTTGGTCAACAATGACTCGTACTTCTCAAAGAGGCTGTGGTTCGTGATGATTAAGTCAGGAACGTCGCTTCCCTTTGATGCACGGTTGTACACGTCAGCCATGTTCTTCAAGCTGAGTGTAGCACCCATTTGGGTACCCTGTGTTGGGTTCCACCATGTGTTGCTTGATGCATCAATGCCACCGACTGTGTTGTTCTGGGTTCCAACGATGTTGCCCAAACCATTGAAGTCAGTTGCAGCTGAAGCTGAACCGAAGAGTTGCTCGTTAAGAGTGGTCTTCAGCGACATTTCAGCCTGCATGATTTTTGCATTCAACAACTTGATGATTGCCTCGGTGCCACGGTTCTTTGCTTCTTCGATACCGCTGATTGCGATAGAAGCAGCCATCTGCTTCCAGTCGTATTCAGCAGCTGAGATGCCTTCCTGTGGGGTAAGGTCAATTGCATCGTAGCCACTGTAAGTAGCAACGGTGTCGTTTACTGCATAGAGCAATGGCTCTACTATTGAGGTGCCGCCCTCTTCAACACGGACTCTGCCGCGCTCATTGAGGTGGTTCAAAAGGACGAGGTCCTTGAAAATGTTATCAACCAGTGTTGGCTGGTAGTTCTGCAACGTAGTTGATAACAGTGAATTAAAGTCGGGATTTCCGGCCATGTTAATTTCTCCTGTGTGTTAGATGTTGAGTGTCTTTTTAGCTTGTTCAAAAGCTTCAAAGACTGACGTTGGTTTTGCAGGTTTTGGTGCAACTGAAGTCTTGTTGGCAGAGCCACCAGACACCACTGCTGCTGAGCGTTTTGCTTCAACTCTAGACTGTTCATCCATTAGTTTCTTCTCAGCCGATGTGGCTTTAGAATAAACTTTATCAAAGGTAATCTGTTTAAAGACTGACTCTAAATCGGTTGAACCGGTTGCTAGTGCCTTAGCTACTACTTCATCAGCATTGAAGTCATCACCGTACTTGCTTTGCAAAGAATCTATAGTTCTTGTTAACTCATCCATAGCCTTCTGTTGTTCGAAAGCTGCGATTCGTTGTTCTAAACTACGGAGGTGTTTCTCAGCTGGGTCTAACCACTCTTCCTCAACTTGCTGGTCTTGGATTGGAGCGCCTACACCGTAATGCTTTTGTAACGCCTGCAAGGTGCCTGCTGGGTCTTCTTGCAACGATTGTGCAAGAGTAGCAGCAAACTGTACTTGTTTTCTTTGTTCGCTAAGTTCCTGTGTCTTACGGGTATAATCCGCTTGACGCTGGTACCCAGCTAAAGCCTCCTTAATTGGAACTACAACTTCTTCGCCGTCTACTTGGAGCTTGATGACTTTGTCAGCAATATCTGTATAGTCAAAGAGTTCTAATTCTTCTTGTGGAGTTTCTGCTACGACCTCTGTCGTTTCGTCAACTTGTCCGTTTGCGGCGGGGTCAACTACGTCTTCAGGGTTAGCAATATTAATATTATTATCTATCATTGATGGAGTCCTATCCTTCGTTGGTTATTCCTTGGTATTTTTGCATACCTCTCTATTATAGAATAGAAAAGTATTACATCTTTTATTTATTGTCCGCCCAATAATGCTTGAATTATTTCGGGAGGAAGACTTTGTATACTGCCAGGTAGTGCACCTTCAGCCGGTTGTCCGCCTGGTCCTTGAATTGGTCCTCCTGGAATTAAACCAGGTGGTAATTCTGTTGGCATTTGTTGTGGCATTGGAGCTGGTCCAAGTTCTTGTGGCATTGGCATTCCGCCTGCTCCTGGAGTAAGTGGTGCTTCTTCTAAACCCTTTTGAGTTAAGAATGAGCCTGGGTCTTTAACACCAAATCCCTGTTGTAATACGTATTCTGCCAATCTGCCAAGATTTACTAATCCAGCTTGTGCAAATGGTTGCATTGCCGAAACCATTTGTAAAGCCATATCTCTGCGGAAAGCTTCATTTCTTGGGGCTGTAGAACCAGCCTCAACTGTAAAGTCAAACTCACCAGAGATATAATCTTTATCAAATGTTAACCATGCTGGTGCAGATTCAGTGCCTATAATTCTTACAGTCTGCTCACCAGTCATAAACTGCTGTGCTAGCATAATAAGATTAGAAGCACATGCTGCTATTCCATTTTCAATAGACACAAGTTTTTCAGCCACTCTAGCATTGCCTGCTTCTGCAATGATTGCAGCTTCACGGGCAGTACGAGTGGTTTCTGGAATTGCACCACGCTGGTATTCAGATACACCAGAAACTCTGTCAATGTCACTTTGAATTAAAGCTGACTGATTATAAAATTCTGGTGGGTTAATTAAGGCCGGCATTGGGACAACAACGTTATTTAAATTCTCTCCAGATTTAACTGGAACGATAACGTTATCTTCATCTGATGCCAAAGCCTGACGACCATCATCATCAAATGCTGACTCCTGGAACAACCATTTACGGCTGTAACGCTTTCTGTGCAACATCATTTGTGTACGAGTTTCGTTTAATTCGTACTGTAGTGGTTCGATGGCTTCAAGTTCACCCATTGGGTAGAAGAAACCAGGAACCTCATAGTTGCGCAACATAAAGAATGGATGACCAAATGCGTATGGCATTTTAATTGGTTTAATTAAGAACTTGTCTCCACCTGAGTCAGAGAACACACTCATTTCACCAGTATCAATATTGTAATATTCGTAAATATCGCAATATGCATCATCTTCGTTTGAGCCAGCATCTACTCTATATCCTCTATCCATGTTTGCATATTTTTGATAAGAAGATGGACTTAAATCTTTTCTTGCGGCGGCATCATAACGTTTATCAATCTTTGCGTCTTTTAATGGACGACGTGTGCGTTGAGCAACCCAACGTGCATCATCCATATTCATTGCATCTGGGTCAACAAACATTTCAAATGGGTCAACACGTTCTAGGAATGGACGGTCTTCTCTAATTATTAATTGAGATTCAACATCATCTGCTGGTCTAAGTTCTGCTGCTTCATCAGCTGAATATTCAACATTATTTATTTTTTCTTCTTCAATAAAACGATAACCAGTTTTAACCCAACCATGACCAATAATCAAATAATCTTTTACTGCACGCTGAAACTCTGGCTGACAGTTATAATGCTGCCACCAGTAGTTAATAATTGATTCAGTTAAAATTGCTTTTTCACCATCTTCTGGTCTGCGTGGATTAACATTAATCTTTGGGCGACCAATAGAAACAGCTGGTGCTAAAGTATTAATAGTTGAAAAAGAAATATTAACTAGAAGTCTGTCACCAACAGCTTGACCGCGATACTGACGACCACGATATAAGTTAATTAATCTCTGCCATAATTGGTCATAGTTTTCATTTGCACGCCACTGTTTGGCATAATCAATATTGCTTCTATAAGTTGCTAGTTTGTTAGCATTAGACTCTCTAGCCATTTACTTCCTCTTTCCTTTAACCAATCCTTCGCCAATGGCTGCTAATCTGCAAAGACCATTTGGTTCTGCTTGCTCTACAATGATGTGGCAACCTTTCATTTTAGGACACCAAAAAGCGCAATTAGAACACTTAACACCAATTTTAGCATTTACGTTTTGAGAAGCTGGAACGTAACCAACCCAAATACCATTATTATCATTATCAGCTAGTTTACCATACTCTTCAACTATTTCAAACATTGATTCAACATACTTAGATTCTGCTGGAGCAAGTTTGATAATAGGATTAGTTACACCTTCAGGCAGTTCTTCTTCTTCTTCTTCGCCTTCTTCTTTTTCGTATTCTTCTCCATTGCCGTTACCAAACTTGATAGCAATTTCAAATGCTTGGCCTAATGGTGAATCTTTTTCTTTCATTGGCAGTCCCACTTTCTTAGAGCCAAAGCTTTACGAGTTGGCCTTCCTTTAGAGTCTTTCATTGGACCAGGCATGCCGCCCATACGCGCACAAAAAGACTTTCTTCTTGCTGCAGCCTTTGGTGATTTCTTTGCTTGCTTAGCAGATACAGGTGGCTTTAGATTCATGCCCTGAGCTTTTGCTGAGGCACGCCCCTTAGCATTCAAACCACCTGAAGGACTCTTTCCTTCTTTACGCTGCCAAGCTGGAGTTTTAGCCATTACTTCTTTTTCTTCTTTGGCTTACTTCTTAAAGCCTTAAGGTCT